TTCGCCACGCCTGCCGAAAACATTGCTGCCCTTTCCGCTCATTCTACTTCGTCTCGCCTGTCGCACCTGAAGCAGGGCTTCACTCAAATCTTTCCGAAGTTCCGCCAAGCCCGCGACTTCACAGCTCTGCTGGACCAATGCTCTGAAGAGGTTTTCACTTCCTGGACCTCCAAGCGCACCCTGGCCCAGATCCAACGCAAACTCGGTTCGGAGTTCGTTGGTTGGACTCTGGAAGATACTCGTGACTTCCTCAAAGAGCAGGACAACCGCAAGAAGGAAAAGTGGGGTTCTGATGCTCACGCCGGCCAAACTATAGTGGAGTTCGCCGCCCAGAAAACCTTTCGCGATGCCACCATGGCCTTGCTCATCGAGAAGGTCATCCTCGACGAATGCCCTGAGCACGTCTATCTCCATCTGCGCCGCAACGCTGAGGACCTGCGCAAGTGGTCCGCCCGTCACCTCACCACTAACTCCTTTACGGAAACCGATTACACCGCCTGGGACAGCAGCATTGATGCCCCTTTCATCAAGTTCGACTGTTGGCTCATGGGCCAACTCGGTATCCCTGCAGCTTACGTACAGCAGTACCTTCATGAAAGCACCAGCACCACAGCGCGAGGTCGCAACCTCCGTTTCATGCAACACTCCGGCAACCGCTTTACGTTCTTGTTCAATACTATTCGTAATCTGGCCCTGACCAACCACACCTATCACGCCTGGCCCGCACACCTCAGGCCTACGGCGGAGATGATTCCCTCATCTTGGGAACGCCAGCTGTGTCCGAGCATTTCCGCCCCCGTGCCTGGCTGATGGCCCCAAAGGTTCAGCGCACCACTGCCGGCCACCTGTTTGGCCATCTTATCACGGACGGTTTCTTGTCCTATGATTACGAGTATATGAACAACCGTTTGGAGGCTGCCATTGTCACCCGTCCTTACGATAAAGACTTCTTCCGCAGCTTTGCCGACCAAATGACTGCCCTGCCCGCTGTTGACAATGAGCACTACTCTCTCGTTTACCACCGTTTAATCGTTCATTGTACCATGCACAACCTGTCGCTCCCTATTTTGTCCGCTTACTCCGCCCCCGGTCTTCTCTCTATTCCCCACTCCATCTTTTCTAATGGCCGCAACCTGGAACGTTTTCCCGTTCTTTGGTGTGATTGATTTCTTTTCTCCTTCCTTCCTTTATCTCTCTTTTCTCTCTTTGTCTTTTCGTTCGTCCGAAGACGTTAAACTACCCGACCCCACAGTCGGCCATTCAGTTGGTCAAATTGCTAGCAACGGCCCCGAAAGGGAGTCTAGCCCCCCCCCCCCGGCCTTTCGTCTCCTTTCGGCCTTCACCCAAACCTCCGCGATGGTCCAGGGTAACACCCTGTAATAGGGCGAGTGTCTGTCTTAAAGCGGGGCAGAACCACTCCATTCGTCCGAGATTCTTGATCCTTCAACGCGCGTGAAACACACGATACCGCTCTTTGTGCACCCAGAGAAAAATACTGGGGTATGGTAACAATTCGTGTCGTCCAGGCTGACTGGCCTGCGCTATTAGAAGGAGCTGAAGCCGCCCATCTCCCCAAGTGCTCGTCCCACGTGGATGTCTCGGTTGGGCCCCGAGGCTGTGCAGAGGCCGCACAGAATCCGGTCAGAGTACTTTCTCTGGCTGAAAAGCACGGTCCACCCAAACAAATCCAGTCTTAACGTCAAGTCATGTTTTTTATTCGGGTGTTTCCCAAATGTTCGTTTATTTTGTTCTGTTTCTTTCTTTTTGTCTGAATGTCTATTTTGCGCTTCCTAAACGTTTTACCTACTTTGGCCACTACGTCCATCTTGGCCGTTATTATGGCTTCTTGCCCGCCCCCCCTGCCGACAACCGCCAGCGACGCCCGTTCGACCGAGGCCTCCTCGAACTCTACGCTCAGGAGTTCGACATCACCCTCGACCAACTCGTCTCCAGCACCGGCAAGAAGGCCAAAGCAGCCCGACGTGCCTATCGAACCCGCTTCAACATACCTGACACCGTCTCATTCGATGTCCTTGACACTTCGCCAAGCCCTTCCCCTCCTGGCATGTGAATACTGCTTCGAATGGGTTGAAGCGTCTTCCTTTCCCGGCGCTCGAATAACCTTTTCCCATCATTGTCCTAGTACCCTTTGTCTTGAAACGGTTATCTATCCCTATGCCCCTTTTTCTTGTTCTTAATTATTGGGTGCCCCTATGTCTCAACCAGTTAACAAGTCCGTTATCGCTACCCCTGCCACCACTGCTCCCCCCGCCGAGACCGACACCTCAGGTGTCTCCACCCTTATCCCCCCTTCTGCCCACGGTGATACCGTGTTTAACGTTCCTTTCACCGGCACTTTGTCCGGAGCTTCCCCCATCCTTCGTCTCTCCCTCCGCTCTAACACCGACTTTCTTCACCGAGTCGAGTTCTTCGAATCCGTTGAACTCCTCGGTATGGACTTCGTTGCCCGCATCCTCCCCGGCGCCGCTCGCCAGCTCCGTTGGGGCTTCGACCCTTACACGCGCACCAACCCGCGCTCTGAGTTGCTCGATTGCCCTATCGGAGGCATGGACTGTGGCGCCGCCTACAATACAATTGCCCTCTCTGGCTCCCTTCCTGCTGATCACCCTTTCGGCCGCGAACTAAAAGGCGCCAACCTCGGCACCCCGAACCCTGATCTTTTCCTCCTTTACTCTGGGGGAAATGCTACCAGCACCGGTGCTGACATCGTCGTCCGCATCAACGTCCGCGTCCGTTGCGCTGGCCATGCGCCAGTAGCCGCAATTCGTTTGTAGTTCCCCCCCCCATGCCCTTATTTCTCCTGCAGCCCAGCTGCCTTCCTCTCTTTTGCACCAGAGCTCTGCCTATTCGCACCTCCAATTAGTCCGTATTGCTCGGCGGTGCCCTACCTCTTAAAGTCCCTCATAACAATAAAATACATCTACCAGGCTTGTTGTGTCGTTTCGTTTTCTTCATTTTGTTCCTTATCAAAAATGTCGTTCCCTGGG